GTGAATTTGATAAAGCAACTAGAAGAAAGTTAAATGCTGAAGGTGGCCTCAATTATTTGATGGGGTTATAGATGGAGATTAAAAAATTCAATGACATGAAGGCTTACATGTTAAAGCCTAATCGATTATTTACATCTAAACAAAATACAATTGGTGGTGGGATAATTCAAGGTGAAGACCTTGGATCGAGAATAGGTTTTGCTGGACCAAAATTAATTAAACAAGGACCAGATAAAGGTAAGTATGTAGTTAGATATAGAGATGAAAAGTTTGGTAAAAGAGAAGGACAAAAAGGTTATAACGAAGGTAATACTCCCCCTATGACCAAAGAAGAAGCTGAAAAATTTTACAACGAAAGACAAGCTAAGCTAGGAGAATTAAAAGGTTCAGGGCAAAAAATAAAAATTTTAGAGCAAACAGAACAAATAAATAATTTTGTAAATAATTTTTTTGATAAAAATATTAATAAATACAGCGTTAGAGATTATGATAAATTTGAAAAAAACTTAGTTAAAGAATTTAAAAAAGCTAATATACAATCTCTTGGAAAAGGAGGAAGAAATATTCTTAGACATGGGTTACCTAATGTTGGAGCAAAAGATTCTAAATTACCTTTCAATAAATACAATATAGAAACTTTCCTTAGCCAAGGTGAAAATGCTGAAACAGCATATAAAAATTATTTTAAAAAACTATTTTTTTCAGGAAAAATAGAAACAGATGAAAATCTTAGAAAAGGTATTAATGATTTTTTAAACTATGAAATTTCAGATAAAAGAAAATCTACTTTTAATGCACCAGAAAATATGGATGAGATAATATATCTTGTAGCTGACAATAAAACGGGAACAGGTAAATTTAGATCAAATATTATAAAAAAATATTTTCCAGAAACAATGGATAAATATATAAAGAAAAAAGGTAGATCTTCAGATCTCTATAATCAAAAAAGAGCATTAATAGAAAGTAAATTAGGTCCTGAAAAATTAAAAGAAATTTTAGGTGAAACTTCGATAGAAAAATTTATGAGAAAGCAATCAAATATTTTAAAAGAAGTATTTGATGTATCTGCTTTAGAACCTGGTTTACATTTTAATTTAGATCATGCAGAAGGTATAGCAGAAATAGCTAACATGGAAAATAAAGAAGACATTGCACGTGCATTAAAAAATTTAATTGGAATGACTTCTGCAAGAAACTATGAGTTAGGTTGGAGAGGTTACTCGACAAGAAGAAAAAGTTTAATTAATCAAATTAAACAAGGAACAGATGTAGAAGAAAATTTAAACGAATTAAATAAAATTACAGGAGAGGCTTATCCAGAATTAAAAGGACAGCAGGCATATAATTTAAAAAACGGTCAACTCATAACTACTAAAGATTTTGATTTTAAATACAGTCCAGAAAAAGCTTTTGGACAATATTTTACAGAGTTGTCTACAAAAGAAAAAGGTGCAAAGGCTTTGCTTGAACAAGCAAAACCTGGATCTGAACTTGTACAATTTTTAACTAAAGACGAAGGGACTTATGAAAAGATTGCAAATAATTTATTTAATAAAATAGAACAAAATAAAAATGTTTCATTAGAAGAATTAACATCTCTAAGAAAAATTTACAAAAATCAAAGAGAAGAAGCTCTACAAGAGTTTGGTCGTTTGTTTTGTAGAACAAATTCAGCTACTGGAGGAAGAATTAATTTGAAAGAAGCAGGAAGTCCAAACATTTGTAGTCCAGAGGAAATGTTATCTAATATGAAAAAAGATAAAATTATTGCTCAAGGAACAGATGAAGCGGCTGCTTTAGCTAAAGGTAGATTATTAAAAGCTGGAAAATCTGTTGGAAAAGTATTGGGCTATGTTGCAGCTCCAGCTGACATAGCTATTGAATTAGCTTTTGCAGGACCTTCTTTATTACGTGGAGATGTTCAAGGAGCTATCAATGCAACTACTTTTGGAATGTTAGGTGGTGGTAAAACAGGTATGGAACAGGTTGGAGAAAAGTTCGGAAAAAATAGTACTGAATATGCTTTATATGGAATAGAAGAATCAATAAAAGATAAAATGGTTGCAATGGATGGATTACAAAAATTATTTTCAGAATCAGAACAACTAGGACTTATTCCTTCTGAAGAAGGTGTTATGCAAAAACAAATTGGTCTAGAACCTCAACAAAAAGCTCTATTAAAACAATTTGCAAGTCAATTTAAAAATTTAGGTGACTTAGATAAAAAAGCTACACAGAATTTTGAAACATTTTATCCGCTTACAATTGATAAAATGCAAAATACTAAAGCTTTACAAAACATTGCAGATTTTTCTACATCACAACAACCTCTTGCAAGAAAACTCGATCCAGATACGGTAGAAGGAACAATTAAAGGTGCGGGCGGATATTTTGATACAGAAATGGCTTCGCGTTTTACTTTACCTCAATACGAAGAAAATATCAAAAAACTGCAAGAATTAAGAGTTGCAGATTTTCCACTTGCGTTACAGTCACAATTAGCTGAATACGAAAAGTCTCAAATGCCTTCACAGCAACAACAAGATTTTATGTTGCAGCAACAATTAAATACTCCACTAGGATTTACTGTTCCCTATGATCAACTTAGATACAAAGGTTTTAAAGAAGGTGGCAGAATAAATTTAGCTAATGGTGGTAGATTAACTTTTGCAGAAGGACCAGAGGATCCAAGTAAAAGAAAAACATTAAAGAAGATTGGTATCGGTGGTGGTATTGCCGGAGGCCTGATGACTGGTTTAATTAACCTTATGGATTTATTCAAAGGTGGAAAAAAAGGAGTAGTTGCAACTAAAGCTGCAGAATCAGAAATTGAAAAAGTATATCTTGATTTAATTAATGTTGTAAAAAACAAAGGTATTTTAAAAAGATTAGATAGTGATTTAGAAACAAAAGTTGGAGAAGTTTATGAATACAAAGGTGTAAAAGTTTTAGAAGATGGTGAAAATATAGAACTTAGATTTGAAACAGACAAGGGTGCACCTGCTGTTGTTGAATACAGAAAACCAGGTTATGAAGTAGACCCTGAGACCGGAACCTCGCAACAAGTACCTGGAGAATTTATTTATGAAGCACAAGAAACGGCACGATATGGTCCTGGGGGTGATGTAGATTTAGATTTTGTAGAAGAAGTTATAGATCCTATTGATGATGTAACAGAAATAGCCGATGAGGTTTTTGAAACATATGTTTATAAATCTCCTGCAAACAGAGTTAAAAAGACTAATGACAAATAAATACCCGAAGAAACACCTATTACCCCCTGAGTCCGGACCCACGCCTCAGGGCTTGAATATTAACTATAATACTGTTAAAACAGTCAAACAATCTGGAGAAAAAATAAATGGCGGATATAGACAAAGCACTTCCAAACGAAGTCAGAAAAGAATTTGAAATACCTGGTGAAGAAGAGATTCAAGAACAGGTAGTTGAAGAAGTATCAGAGCAACAAGATGCTCCTGGTCCAGTTGAAGTTCAAGAAAACGAAGATGGTTCAGTTGATATTAATTTAGATCCTGCTGCAGCATCACCTGAAGGTGGTGACGAGCATTATGCAAATCTTGCAGACTTTTTACCTGATGATGTTCTTGGAAGACTTGCATCTAACTTAACAAATAAATATCAAGAATATGTTTCAAGTAGAAAAGATTGGGAAAAAACTTATACACAAGGACTAGACCTTTTAGGTTTTAAATACGATAATAGAACAGAACCATTTAGTGGTGCATCAGGTGCAACTCACCCAGTATTAGCAGAAGCAGTTACACAGTTTCAAGCATTAGCTTATAAAGAATTACTTCCAGCAGATGGACCGGTTAGAACACAAATCATTGGATTACAAACTCCAGAAAAAGTTCAACAGGCATCACGTGTAAAAGATTTTATGAATTATCAAATCATGGATCAGATGAAAGAATATGAACCTGAGTTTGATTCTATGTTATTTCATTTACCTCTTTCAGGTAGTACATTTAAAAAAGTATACTACGATGAAATGGAACAAAGAGCAGTATCAAAGTTTGTTCCAGCAGATGATTTAATTGTTCCGTACACAGCTACCTCATTAGATGATGCGGAAGCAATTATTCATCGTGTAAAAATTTCAGAAAACGAATTACGAAAACAACAGGTCGCAGGTTTTTATAGAGACGTTAATATTGGAAAACCTGGAGACAAAGAATCTGATGTAGAGAAAAAAGAGAGAGAATTAGAAGGCATGTCAAGAACTGCTAATGATGATGTCTTTACAATATTAGAGTGTCACGTTGATCTAGATATAGAAGGTTTTGAAGATACAGATCAAGAGACTGGTGAGCCGTCCGGAATTAAAATACCTTACATAGTAACTATTGAAGAAAGCTCTGGTCAAATTCTTTCAATTAAAAGAAACTATGAAATAGGAGATCCAAACAAAAACAAAGTAAATTATTTTGTACACTTTAAATTTTTACCAGGTTTAGGTTTTTATGGTTTTGGTTTGATTCACATGATCGGTGGATTAAGTAGAACTGCAACTTCTGCATTAAGACAATTACTAGATGCAGGAACTTTATCTAACTTACCAGCAGGATTTAAAATGCGTGGTATTAGAATTAGAGATGACGCACAATCAATTCAACCTGGTGAGTTTAGAGATGTAGATGCACCTGGTGGTAATTTAAGAGATTCATTTATGATGCTTCCGTTTAAAGAACCATCACAGACTTTATTATCTTTGATGGGTATCGTGGTTCAAGCAGGACAAAGATTTGCATCAATTGCTGATATGCAAGTTGGTGACGGCAATCAACAAGCAGCAGTTGGAACTACAGTTGCATTATTAGAACGTGGATCTAGAACAATGTCAGCTATCCACAAAAGAATTTACTCGGCTTTAAAGAATGAATTCAGACTTATGGCTAGAGTATTCAAGTTATATCTACCACAACAATATCCGTATGATGTAGTTGGGGGTCAAAGAATGATTATGCAATCAGATTTTGATGATAGGGTAGATATATTGCCAGTTGCTGACCCCAACATTTTTTCACAGACACAGCGTATATCCCTCGCGCAAACGGAACTCCAACTGGCAACTTCAAATCCACAGATGCATAATTTGTATCAAGCGTATAGAA